GCTGCTGGGGCAGCAGGGCACCCGCTGGCAGGACCTCACCGGCGCGCAGCAGAACGCCGCGGTGTCGCTGGAGCAGAACAAGAAAGCCGTGTCCGCGATGCTGCCCGCCCAGCAGGCCGCCCTGAAGCAGCTGGTGGCCCAGGGGCAGGCCTACAACCAGCTGACCCCCGCGCAGCGGGGGTTCGCCGCGGGGCTCACCACCCTCGATCAGGCGTGGCAGAAGATGCAGCAGGCCATCACCCCCGCCCTCCTGCAGATCGCCGCCGCGGCGATGAAACAGATGGGTCCCATCCTCGCCGAGGTCGGGGCGATGGCGAACGCCGCCGCGCCGGGTGTAGGGCGGCTGATCGGCGAGTTGCTGCAGCTGGTCAACCAGGTCCTCGCGGCGATCGCGCCGATGGTGAAACCCGGCCTCGCGATCATCAACCAGCTGGTGGGCGTTCTCGGCGGCGCCCTCCTGGGCATCCTCCGCGTCCTCGCCTCCGCGCTCACCGGGTCGTTCGGGCCGCTGTCGAAACTGATCGGCGACGCAGGCCAGGTCCTGAACTTCCTCGTGGGGGTCCTCGGGCAGCTGGTGTCCGCGCTGCAGCCGCTGATGCCGCCGCTGATGCAGCTCCTCGGCCTGGTGATCAACCTGCTGATGACAGCGCTGCGGCCGATGATCCCCATCATCTTGCAGCTGGCGACGGCGATCATCGGGCCGCTGCTGCAGGCGCTGATCTCCTCGATGCCCGCCCTCATGCAGATCGTGCAGGCCGGAGTGCGGATGCTGCAGGCGCTGCTCCCTCTGGTGCCGGTGTTCGCCCGGCTGGTGCAGGCGATCGCCCCGCTGATCCCGATGATCGTCCAGCTGGTGGCGTCGCTGATCACCGCGCTGCTGCCCGCGATCATGCCGGTTATCACGGCGATGGTCCGGTGGGAGGTGTACATCAACGGGAAGCTGATCCCGGTGATCAAGTTCCTGATCGACGTGGTGAAAGTCGTGTTCGAGGCGATCGTGGTGGTCGTCCGCGGCGCCGTCGACGCCATAATCGCCGTCTTCCGCTGGTTCGAGCGGATGCCGTCGGACTTCCACAACTGGTTCTTCGACGCCTACCACGCCATCGTCGACGCCCTCACCGCGGCCGTGAACTGGATCAGCAAGGTCCCCGGGTGGATCTGGAACGCCCTGTCCGGCCTCGCCTCCGGCCTGTGGAACATCGGCTGGAACGCCATCCTCGGCCTGTGGAACGGGATGGTCGGGATGATGAACCGGGTCCTCGGCTGGGTCGAAGGCTGGGCACGCGACATCGCGCACGCGTTCGGGTGGGTCCTGAAGATCTTCTCCCCCAGCCAGGTGTTCGCGGAGCACGGCCGCCAGATCGTCCTCGGCCTGATCCAGGGGATGACCGACACCGCGCCGCAGGCCACCGCTGTGATGGCGCAGATCGCCCAGTCGCTGACCGGCGCCACGGCCGGGCCCGGCGGGGTGGCCGCCTACGCCGCCGCCGCCCCCGGAGCCGCCACTGCCGCCGGGGGCGGCGGCATCCCGTCCGGCGACCTGATCATCCAGGTGGACGGGCAGAACCTGCTCAGCATCCAGAAAAGCCTGATCTTCGGTTACAACCGGCTGAACGGCCCCGGCAACGTGACCGGCGTCCTGGTCCCCGGGTAGCCCGCCATGGCCATATCGATCGTCAGCGTGACCACGGCGGGGGGCGGGTACCCGTCGCCGTGGTGCTACGGCATCGGCACCTTCCCCCTGACGGCGGTGAACACGGCGGGGAACACGCTGATCGTGGTGATCGGGTGGAATTCCCTCGCCCACGACCTGGCGGGGGCGTACCGGCCGGACGGCAGCAACCCGGTCGCGTCGGTCGCGGACTCGGCGCACAACTGGTGGGTTCACCTCGGCACCGCCCCGGCCGCCGGGGGGATGCGCGTGTCGGTGTGGATGGCGGCCAACGCCCAGCCCGTGTCGTGGGTGAGCGTCGGGCTGTCGGGGTTCACCACCACCGCCCTCGCGCACGTCGCCGAAGTGTCGGGGCTGCCGCAGTACCCGGTCCTCGACGTCGCCGCGTCCGCGTTCACCGCCTCCGGCACATCCGTCGCGGTGAATCCCACGTTCGCCGCGTCCGACATGGCCATCGCCGCGATGGCCTGCACGAAAGCACCCACCGTCACCGACCCGGGCCTGTGGACCACCATCGCTGACAGCAACGTGGCGGACTACTTCGGCGGCGACCTGGCCAGCACGCAGCTCCGCTCGCTGTGGGCCACCGAATCCCCCGGCGCCGTCACCGCGACCTGGACCGCGTCAGCCACCACCTCGCTGGCGGGCATCGTCGTCGGCATCAAACTCGCCAGCTCCCCGCCGGTCCTGAAGAACCCGGCGTGGCCCGCCCTGAAGGTGGAGGCGGCGTTCGGGTACCAGCCCGGCGACATCACCGCCGTCCCCGCCTGGACCGACATCACACCCCGGACCATCGGCCCGTCCGGCGGCACCAGCATCGCCGCGTCGCGGGGCCGCTCCTACGAGCTCACCACCACCGAAGCCGGAACGCTGAACGTGCTGCTGAACAACCAGGACGGCGCGTTCGGCACCGCCAGCAGCGGCTCCCCCTACTACTCGAACGCCCTCAACGCCAACATGAGCTTCGAGGCGGGCGTCTCCCCGTGGGGCAGCAGCAACAACGCCGTCCTCGCGTCCTCGGCGGCGTTCGCCTACACCGGTACCCGGTCGGTGCAGGTCACCCCCGACGGGGTCACCGCGAATCCCGGCGCCATGTCGGAGCAGGTGCCGGTCACCGCCGGGCAGCCTTACACCGCGTCGGCCTGGTTCTACATCCCCGCCGGGTGGGCGTCCGGCGGGGACGTGGTCATCAACTGGTTCAACTCCAGCCACACCTACCTGTCCACGTCGGCGCCGGCCCCGGCGGCGTCGTTCCCCGCCGGGCAGTGGACGCAGTTCGTGTTCGCCGCCGCGGTCGCACCGGCGGGCGCCGCGTACGCCTCGATCATCCCGCAACTGGGAGCCACACCCCCGGCGGCGACCGTCTTCTACGTCGACGAGGCCGCGCTGGTGGCGGGCAGCACGCCGGTGGCGACCGGGCTCGTCAAACTCGGCGTCCCGGTGCGGGCGTCGGCGTACTGGCAGGGCCGCACCTACCCCATCGGGTACGGATACGTGCAGAAATGGCCGCAAACCTGGCCTGACCTGCCGCAGTGGGGTTTCTCCCCGATGGAAGCCGCCGACGGCATCTCCGTCCTCGCCAACACCGTCATGCCCTCCGCGCTGGCGGGGGAATACCTGATCGACCAGCCCTACCTGTACCTGCCGTGCGGCGAAAGTTACACCAGCGGCGACCCTGCCACCGGGAAACCGCTGTCCAACGCCGCCCGCACCAACTCCAAGGGCGCGGTGTGCATCGACGGGTTCTCCCGCGTGGCGGCGAACCAGATCAGCCTGTCCACCGGGCAGGCCCTCGGCCTCCTCGGCGACGCGGGAACCGGGATCGGCACCAGCGCCATAACGGGCGGGACGCAGCATTACCAGGCGCCCGGCGCACGCTACCTCGACTCCGGCATGCTGCAACCCGGCCGCACCGGCGGCCTCATGATCGAATTCTGGGCGTACGTGGGGAACGACATCAACACCGGCACCAAGGCGATCTGCGAGCTGCTGCGGATCGAGGGCCGCTACGGGAACTACAACGCCTCGGTGAACTACCCGTCGGCGATGCGGCTGGTGGTGCAGGCCAACGGCCCCACCGGCAACATCGACATGATCGTCTCCGGGGTCAACGGCGCCAGCACCGTGACGGCGACCCTCACCGGCGACCTCCCCACCCCCGGCACCCCGCCGACGGCGCTGCAGTTCACCGTCCTGATCGAGTTCTCCTCCCCGTCGGCTGGGACCGCGACCATCTACACCAACCCGTTCGGGACAAGCGGCGCGTCGGTGGCCCTGACCGCGGCCCACAACCTGTCCGACTGGTACGCCCTGTACCTCGGCCCGGCGCACTCCCCGTCCGGCGACCTGATCTACGGGTACTCGTACGCGATCGGGCACGTCGCCGTGTTCCCCGCGGTACTCGGTGCCACCCGCCGCTACGCCCACTACTACGCCGCCGGCCTCGGCGCCTACGCCACCACGGCGTCCACCCGGATGGGGGAGCTGCTCACCTGGGGCGGCTTCTCGGTGCGCCGCGCCGCGTCGCCCGACTCGCCGTCGCCGCAGCTCGGCGCCGCGGACCAGATCGCCGGGCAGTCGCTGGCGCAGGCGATGGGCGCGGTCGCCGTCGCCGACGGCGGCATGTTCTTCGCCGACGCCGCGGGCACCGTCACCTACTACTCCCGCCAGTGGCTGTACGACCGGCCAGCGAAGTATGTGTTCGGGGACCGCCCGGACCTCGGCGAGATCCCCGCACTCCCCGGCTCGTCCTACAACTACGACAACCAGTACGTCTACAACACGGTCACCAGCCAGCGGTCCCTGTCGCAGAACCAGCAGGGCGCGGTCGTCACCCTCGCCGACGCCACCTCCAAGCTGCAGTACTTCCAGCGCGGCGTCCTGCAACAGAACATTGAGACCGTCGCCGACCAGGACGCCTACGACCGCGTCAACTGGTCCCTCGCCGCCTACAAGCAGCCGTCGGTGCGGGTGCAGCAGATCGTCCTCAACCCCGCCGCGCACCCCGCCGCCTGGCCCGCCGCCCTCGGAGTGGAGCAGGGGGATGTGGTCACCTACAACCGGCGGCCACTCGGCGCCCCCGCGATCACGTTCACCGGGATCGTGCAGAAAGTGCAGCACGACATCGGCCCCGGGAAGTGGCAGGTGACGCTGCTCGTCACCCCCTACGCCTACATGAGCAACGTCCTCCGCTGCGACGTCGCAGGCTACGACGCCGCCGGTAACAACCAGCTGGGATGGTGAAGGCGTGCCGCTGCCTCCCTACACCTACCAGACGGGCGACTACGTCACCCCCGCGCGGCTGAACAACGACTACTACGTGTACGAGGGTGTCGGGATCACCGGGCCGCTGTCGTTCCCGCCCGGCCTCTACAACCCGAACGGGATCCTGTTCCACGGCCGCAAACCCGTCTACAAGGCGTACCCGCGGGCGAACGTCTCCGCCGCCGCCGGGGGGTGGGTGGCGCCGTTCACCACCAACTCCACCGGCTCCGGCGGGGTCACCACCTTCGCCTACGTGACCGCCGACACCGCCGCCGACTACGGGAGTCCCATGGACCCCGGGTCGTGGGGGTGGGTCAACGCCGTCGTCAACGGGGAGAACGGCCTGGCCGACAGCCAGGGCGGCGGGTGGCACCTCGTCTCCTCCTTCATCGAATCCACCACCGCGTCGGGGAACTCCATCGCGGCCGCCCTGTTCCAGTACGCCGTCACCAGCGGCGGCCCCCCCGCCGCCGGGGGCACCGTGCAGCGCGGCGCCGCATCCGGCGGCCTCGGCACCATGTTCATCGACCTGGTCAACATGCCCGGCACCAGCGGCCAGCCCCTCGCCCCCGGCGCCGACAACAGCCAGTCCGCGGCGATCACCCTGCTCGGCGGCGGCGACGGCTCCGGCGGCGTCACCCGCTTCCAGTCGATGTGGGCCTTCCCCGACTCCGGCACCGCCCCCTCCTCGATCCCCGCGATCAAAACATCCTGGGCACCCGCCGACCAGGTCACCTCCGCGATCATGAACGCCTACGGCAGCGTCCTGCAGGCCCTCTACATAGTGCCCGCGCTGCGTGTCTCCGTCGACGCCGCCCAGTCCATCCCCAACGCCACCAACACGACCCTCGCGCTCGGCTCCGGCTACCCAGTCGACACCACGTTCGCCGGCTGGAACGGAACCACCCACACCTACACCGTGCAGCGTCCCGGCCTCTACCTGGTGCACGCCCAGTACACCTCCGCGAACTCCGCGGGCAGCGCCTTCAACTGCGGCGTCACCATCAACGGCACCACCTACTTCGGGCCGCAGTCCCAAGGCGCCGCCGGCGGCTTCGGCCAGATCACCGCCACCAAAACGCAGATCTTCTCCCTCAACGCCGGGGACACCGTGCTGGTGACCGTGTCCCAGTTCTCCGGCGCCGCGCTGAACACCTGGTTCACGTCCCAGGCGTACGGGGACTCCCGGCTCGTCATGCTGTGGCTGTCGTCGCAGGGCGTCCCCTCCCCGCTGCCAGACCCCCCCGACACCACGTTCCGGTGGGCCGCCGGAACCCCCCCCGACCTGTCGCCGCTGCTGCAGCTCCACCTCGGCCAGGATCTGACGTTCCTCACCAAACGGCCCTACTTCATGGGCTACCAGACCACCGCGCAGGCGATGACACAGAGCACCAGCACCGCGCTCACCCTGGGCAACAACACCGGCATCGTCCACGGCGACAACGGCGACAACTACTCCGGGTGGAACGGCACCAGCACCTACACCTGCGTGAAACCCGGCTGGTACCTCGCCTGCAGCGAATTCCAGATGACCGCCGCCACCCTCACCACCTCCCCCGTCAACGCCGCCCTCCTCGGCGTCACCCCCCACGGGTCGAACACGTGGGACACCTACCAGCAGCAGTACGCACCCACGGCGGGCAACCCCGGCGCCACCGCCCTCGGCCTCTACTACCTGCGCGCCGGGGACACGATCCAGTTCGGCGGCGCCACATACGGCACCGCCTCCGGGACGCTGAACACGTCCGTGACCGCCGGGCGCCAGTCCCACGGCGAACTCGTCTGGGTATCCAGTTGAACCCCGGCGACTACCTCAGCCTCGTCACCGGCGGCGGCGGCGCCCTCGTCGTCCTCGCCGTCGCAGGATGGGCGCTCGCCACGGGGAAACTCCACTCCCACGCCGAATTCGGGCGGATGGAGGAGGCATGGCAGCAGGAGAAACGGCGTGGCGACCAGCTCCAGCAGGCCCTCGAGCTGGCGAACGCGCGGGCCGACGCCGGGACCCGCGCCGGGGAGCTCACCGCGTCGATCCTGCAGGCGCTCCACGCCGGGAGCCCGCAGCCGTGATATTCCGGCGCCGCAAGCGCACCCGCGCCGGCGACGCGGCGGAGGCCAGCGCCCGGGCCGCCGCCCGGGCCGCCCGCCTGCGCCAGGAGCAGGAAGCCAAACTCGCCGAAGCCCGCGAGGTCACCCGCCGCCTCGACGAGCTGGAGTCACGCGACCACTTCGCCGCGCTGATCGCCCGGCAGCTGCGGGAGGGGCGGCCGTGAGCCAGGACCAGCTCCTCACCCTGCTGCTGCGGACGTTCCTCATCTCCGGGTTCCTGTCCACGTTCACCTGGGTCGCCGTGTACACGCGCCTCGCCCGCTGGTGGGGGAACCCGGTGGGGCGGACGATCGTCGTCAACGCCGTCGTCGTCTCCGCGCTGCTGGTGCCGACCACCCTCGCCTTGTTCTTCAAGCTGAACCGGCTCGATTCGCTGGTCACAGCCTGGGTGGACGTGGTCCTCATCGGCGCGATAACCCCGGTGATGGCATGGCGGATCGTCATCTGGACGAGGCTCGCCCGGACCCCGGGGGAGCAGGAGAATGACCGGGACCGGCCGGGCTAGCCGCCTGGCGCGGTTCGCCGCGCTGTGGGCGTTCTTCCTGGCGGTGGCCGCGGTCCCGGCGTGGCTGACCGGCGGCGGCCCCAACTTGCCGGTCCCCGGCTATCGGCCGCCGTCCGCGCCGCACGCCGCCCCGCATCCGGGGGGGACGCCCAGCCCGCCCCCGGCGCCGCCCGCGCCGCGGCGGCCCGCCCGCACCGGCCGCCCCGGAACCGGCCGCCCCGGTACCGCGCCGCCCCCGGCAGGCATCGGAGGCGGCCCGCCCGCGTCCCAGCCGGGACCCCAGCAGCAACCAGCCCCGCAGCCCGCCCCAGCGCCGCCGCCGCAGCCTGCCCCCGCCCCGCCGCCCACGCCGCCACCGTCTGCACCGCCGCCGCATGTGTGCGTCACGGTCCTCGTCCAGCTCTGCCTCTCCGCCACCCACACCAGCACGCCACCGGCCGCCGCCGCCATGACACCTGCCAGCCATAGGATTGCCGATCATGACCATTACTCAGGGCCTCGACTACGCCTGGACCCACCCGCCCGTCTCCGCGCTCAAAGCCGCAGGCATCCAGTTCGCCTGCCGCTACCTGTCCGCCGACGTCAGCAAGAACCTCACAGCCGCCGAGGCTAACGCCCTATGGCAAGCTGGGATCTCGATCGTCGTGGTGTGGGAGTCCGGCGCGCAGGACATGCTCCGCGGCTACGCGGGCGGGGCAGCGGACGCCGCTGCCGCTGACATGCAGGCCCGCAGATGCAAACTCGGGACCGTGCCCATCTACTTCGCCGCCGACTGGGACGCCACCGAAGCCCAGCAGGCGCAGATCGGCGCCTACCTCGACGGCGCCGCGTCGGTCATCGGCCGCCCCCGGACCGGCATCTACGGCGGCTACTGGCCGGTGAGCCGCGCCCTCGACGCCGGGAAAGCCGTATGGGCGTGGCAGACCATCGCCTGGTCCGGCGGCAACACCGACCCGCGCCGCCACATCCAGCAGGGCGCCAAGATCACCGTCGGCGGCGTGGAATGCGACGCAGACGTCGCGCTGCAGCCCGACTTCGGCCAATTCCCCCGCCCCGCACCCGCACCCGCACCCATCAGGGAGCCCATCATGGACCGCATCACAGCAACCCGCCCCGGCGGCGGCAGCGACATCTACGTCCTCCTCCAGTCCGGCGCCGCCGTCCACGTCCAGAAAGACGCCACCGGCAAAACGGTGAACCGGGACATGCCGCCCGGCACCTGGGCGGCGCTGGTCGCCGCCGGGTGGCGCACCGAGAACAGCGTCCAGGTCGCCTACCTCGAGGGAATCGGCGGCGACGGGCACGACTGGGAGGACACGTGGCACGCCCCGGAGACCGGCTGGCAGCAGCCCGTCAAACTGGCGTAGCAGGCTACCTGCTGCGGCGCGCTGCCCTGGCGTCCCGGCCGCTGTACCAGATCCAGGCGAACAGCACGATGCCGACGACGACCATGACACCGATCGCCCATGTGTCAATGGCCTGCAACGGGCGGCTGTAGGTGGCGAGCAGGTGGTCAATGCCGTTGCTGAACTCGAACAGCAGGAACCAGAGAACGATGGTAGAGCGCCGCGGGCGCAGCGTCACGCGGGCTGTCAGCCAGCGCCAGAACTTCATGTCTACGGATTCTCCTTTGGGTCAGGGTTACCGGCAAGCTCAGCCGGGTGCACGTGGAGATGCTGGTGATAGTGAACGACCTGCGGCAGTTCCCCGGCGCGGCGGCCTGAGACAGCCTGCACGCCGCGCGGCAGCGCCGCCGGTGGCCGGGACACCCGCAACGGCGCCGCAGCCTGCCCGCGGTTCAACCGGACGCCCAGGACCACCAGCCCAGCCCCGGCCGCCACCGTGCAGGCGAGCATCAGCCACAGCCAGTCCGCCAGCACCTCGACCACGAACGCCACGGCCACGAGCGCGGCGAAACCAGCCGCGACCCCGCCGCCGCCGTGGGAGTGGGCACCGTCGGCTTTCATAGCTCTCCCTTCGACCTGCCGCGCTTCTCACGGGCCCGGCGCCGCTCAGCGATCACCGACAGCACCGTGTGATGCACGAACCTCGACCCGAGCCGCTGCTTACGCCCAGCACCACCGCACGCCCGGCACGTCCCGAACCGCTTCCGCGTGCTGCCCTTGTTGCGGCCGGTGCCGCCGCAGCGCAGGCACGGCCGGAACGGCCACGCGTACAGCGACACCGTGTACGCCGCCGCCGCGGCGACAACGATCCAGAACACAGTCACGGTCCACCTCCGTGCGGGCCCGGGCATGAGCGCAGGCCCTCGTCGAGCCCCTCGCCGTAGCCGTCTTGGTAGCCGTCGTCGCGGCCTTGCCGGTACGCCTCGCACGCCAGCCGTCGGCATTCCTTGTCGCGGCAGGTGCGGTAGTTGTGCCGCTGCGGGCCGGCCATCAGCCGCTACCCCGGGTCGCGGCCGCGCTACCGTCTCTGACCTGCGAAGGTAGCGGCCGCCGGTGAACCGGTCGCGTCACCGCAGCGCCGTGGCCTGCGCGGTAGCGGGTAGCGGCCATCACCCGCCACCACCCCGCACAGCCTCGATATCGGCCCTGCGGCACCCCTTCAGCACCCGGCCGAACTGCTTCACATCCACCGAGCCGACGCCGAGGCTACGGACCTGCGCGCTGACGGACTCGCCGGTCGCCTCCGCCCACCGGGCAGGCAGCTGCGCCTCCAGCCGGGCGGCGAGCACCGGCCAGTGCAGGCCGCTGTCCCCGCCGAACACCGCCAGCACGTCGGCCAGCACGTCCCGGGTCTCCGGGTCGGCCTCGCCGAGCGCCATCCCCGACAGCGTCCCCGCGGCCTGCCGGTGCTCCCTCGCGGCGGTCAGGATCCGCTCCGCGTCTTTCCCGTCGGCGAGGTAGGTGCGGACCGTCGGGGAATGGTCGGTCGCGCCGCGCAAAATGCCGACACCCTTGTACTGCGGCAGCAGCGTGGAGCTATCCAGGCCCTCGGAGTAGGCACCGGCGCCCAGGCACAGCTCCGACACCTGCCAGCTTGAGGTGCGGAGGCCGAAACGGACGGCGAAGTTGTCGCGGAAGTTCGTGAACTGCCGCGCCACCTCACCCGTCCCGATCCCCGACGGCCGCTGCGTCGAGCCGATCAGGATCACCCCGGCGCCGGGGGCGACCTTGACCAGGAACGTCAGCAGCGCCGATATCTCCTTCGAGATGTCGCCGAGGTCGTAGTACTCCTGGAACTCCTCGAGGATCAGCACCCGGATCGGCATCCGGTAGCGCGGGTTGCGGGCGATGGCCCTGGTCAGCTTCCCCTCCGGGCAGATGTCGGCGGGCATCTCCGACAGGCGGCGGTAGCGGTCCTGCACGTCGTCCTTGATGCGGAGGAGGGTGTCGCGGAGGATCTCCGGCGGCAGCCCGTCCCTGGTCGGCGTCAGCCCGAACGCGCACGAGTCGGCGACCAGGGCGAACTTCCGCCAGTCGGGGGAGCCTTTCGCGTCGAACACGTCGAGCCGCACGTACGGGTCGAGGGCGCAGTACAGGCCGAGGAGCCGCGCGGAGAACGTCTTTCCGGCCCGGGGCAGCGCGGACACCAGCACGCTGTTCCACATCAGCGGGACGGCGACGAGCTGCCCGCGTTCGTCGAGGCCGACCGGCGCCGCCTTCCAGATGTCGGCCTGCTTGCACGCGAGCAGCGGCGTCCGCCCGACGGGGACCGCCAGGGGGTCGCGGTCGGCGACCCACAGCGCGTGGCGGCGGTGGGAGGTGGGGTCGCGGTGCAGGAACACCTGCGACACGGTGACGTCGAGGCCGGACGCGATGCCCGGTTTGGCTTTCAGCGCGTCGTCGAGGCCGAGCCCGTACGGCAGGTCCACGAGGACGCGGGAGCCTTCGCCGTCGCGCTGCATCGTGGACCCGAAGGTGATCTGCATGCCGGGTTTCTCCGGGTGGCCGAGCCCGGCCGCGTAGTAGGCGCGGAGCACGATGTCGGCGTTCAGCCGCCGGAACCGCGGCGTCACCACCGCGGACGAGATGATCCGCCGGTCTGCTGGCCGCCCTGCCCGCGCGAGCAGCGGCAGCAGCACGCAAGCCAGCAGCGCCCACCCCCACCAGGGGGAATACCGCCACATCGCCACCGCGGCGAGCGCCAGCGCCGCCGCCTCACCGGCGAGGATCAGGCCCCGCACCCGGCGGGTTTCCTTCGCTTCCTTGTGCAGCTTCATCCACTCACGGGAGTCACCCGCCGCGGCGGCCTCGGACCGGAGGTGGTGCTGCTCCAGCAGATGCCACCACGCGAGCTGGCGGCCGGTCAGGCGCAGCACCCCGACGACGGCCCACCCGGCGCCGGTGAGCAGGTACGCCGGGAACCGGAGGCCGTGGTAGCGGGCGATGTGCCAGTGACGGCCGCCCACCCGCGCGACCGTGGCCTTGATGTTCGCGGCGCCGCGCAGCTGCTGCGGGATGACCGGCAGCCGGTCCTCACGCACCGGTAGCGGATCCACTGGGGCGGCGGGCGCCGGGGCCGGTTCGGGGTCGATCGCGACGTCGTAGTGCGTGTCCCGGACGGCGGGGTCGCCGTCGTCCGGGATCGCGGGAAGGTTGCTCAGTTCCATCCGGCCTTCTTCTGCTGCTTGCCGCTCGCCTTGCGGCGGTCGGCCGCGCGCTTGCTGAACATCGGCTCGGCGCTGGCCTTCTGGCCGCGGCGCTTCAGGTCGGCCATCTTCTTGTCGCTGATGGTGTTGTTCTTGGATGAGAACAGGCCCATGGTGGTCACCTCCCCTCGCCGTCCGGGGGTGCTGGCCCGTCACCGTTGACGCTCTGACGGACCACCTCGGCCACCCGTGTCCGCGACGGGGCCGTGATGTCCGCGAGCCGCCGCGCCGACAAGGGTTCACCGGTGCAGCCCTTGGCGTGGTCGTGGACCAGGCGGACCACGTCGTCAGCCGTGGCGGCCTCACCGTGCGGGCAGTGGCTTTCCGTGACCGCTATTTCTTTACCGGTCCCCGTTGAGCCGCCGCGGCGGACCTGCCCGACGAGCGATTCCAGCGCCAGGGTGAAAGCCACCGGCGGCCAGATGTTGACACACCACGACGGCACCGCGTGGGGGGAGCCGGATGCCACGTTCGCGGCCACCGTGACCACCACCCCGACACCGATCGCCGCCATCGACAGCCGCGGCAGCTTCCCGCCGCCGCGGGACGCGTCGAGGAGGTTCGCCGCGCCGGACGCGATGACAAGGTCGGCCATCACGGGAATGAACCAGGCCACGGCGGTGTGCCCGTCCGCGGCCTGGACGACTTTCAGCGCGTGCAGGTACGACGCGATCGCGGCGATGAGGGTGACGGCGGCCAGGGAAAGCCCAGCGGCCCACCGGGTGCCCCTGTGACCCGGTCTGGCCGGGCCGGGCCGGGTGCCGATACGTTCATCCATAGCCTCGGTGCCTTTCTCGGGAAGGTCCGGGGTCAGGGCTCCCGGGGTGGCTTTGATCCACCGCCGGGGGCCCGCTTATGCGGTCAGGTGCCGAACGCGGCCAGCAGGCCGCTGGTGAGCAGGATCATCGCCAGCGTGAACGGCAGCCGCGACGCGCCTACCCGCCACGGGGCGACGCCGTCCCACCGGCGGGTTCCGGCCCAGGCCCGGAGTGCAGCCGCTCGTCGGTGCGCAGGTACTCCTCCAGCTCGCCCGGATCGGCAGCGTTCAAGGGATACCGGGCGGGTTCGGCGTGCCACGTGGTGGGGCCGTTCACGCGGGGCACATTCCAGATCCGCCAGCCCGGATGCTCGCGGCGGAGCTGCTCGAGGCGGTCCTGGTTGCGGTCGAGGAGCCGGGCGACCTCGCCGGTGCTGGGGTATGAGCGGGGGTTGGGGGTCATACATTGAAACCTACTCCTGGATACCTATAGGCATCTCTGCGTATCTGCGTCAGCCTGTTGTAACCCCGGGGATAGGCCGGGTGTTCGTGGCAACCTAGCGTGACCGCGTGGGCATCGACTACGAGCTGGGTGTGCCGCTGTACGAGCAGCTGGCGGCCATCTTGCGGGGGAAGATCGAGACGGGGGAGATCCGGCCCGGCTATGCCATCCCGTCGGGGAAGACGCTGGTCCAGGAGTACGGCGTCGCCAGGGGGACGGTGGACAAGGCGATCGGCGTGCTGCGTGAGGAGGGCCGGGTGTACACGCTGCGCGGCCGGGGCGTCTACGTCCGCGACCGGGACGGCCAGTGAGCCCGGGCGAGTTGCCAGCCAGCCACGCCGCCGAGCCAGCACAGGCGCCCGAGCTGCCAGTACAGCCACCCCGACCACCGCAGCACCAGCCAGCAGAACCATCCCAGGCCGTAAAACATCCACGCCATGGCGATGAACGGGCCGAGCAGCATCCACCCGGCGCAGCCCATCGAGATCCACTGACGGCGGCCCCGGCCGCCCGGCCATGACACCCCGTATCTCACGACACTCACTGTGCGCCCTGATGTCTGGTGCACGTGCTTTCCGCACGGTTAGTTCCCTATAGCTCATCGCCGCCTCCACCACTGCCCCTCGCGCAGTTCCCGGTACACCTGGTCGCGCTCGTCGGCGCGGATCTCAGGCTCGATCGCGGCCTCCACGGCTGCGGCGAGAGCTTCCCGGTCGCTGAGCATGATGAAGATGCCGAGTTCGCACGTGGTCTCGGTGAGTGCGTTGAAAGCATGGGCGTGGACGTCAGCCATACCGTGGCTCCCTGGGCGGCCGGTATTCACACTCACTGCGCCACTCCACGTGCACCCGGTGCCCGGGCCTCGCCGCCACGTGACGCCGCGCCGCCGACCGGGTCACCATGTCCGGGGTCCGCGACGCCCGCGACCGCGAGCAGTCGAAGATCCAGCCGCAGTCGCGGCAGTGCGCCCGCCAGTCCCGGGTGACCGTCGGCGTGATCCGCACCGGCGGCGTGTCAGTGTGCACCGTTACCCCTGGGCGGCCGGTAGAGCTGCCTGCTCGCGCTCCTGGTACGCCTCATACAGCGTCCGGGTCTCGTCCACGTGCAGATAGGGCAGCATGATTTGATCCAGGCTGGCCATGTTCGCGGCGATGATGGCGAGCTGGGCTTCCAGCCAGTCCTTGACGACCCGCCACGCCACACGGGTGGCATGGTCGCGACTGGTGAACACGGCGCGCGACATGCCGCCGCGCAGCTTGCCCTCCTGGTGCGCCTTGACGAGCAGCTGCTGGACGCCGTCCACATTCACCGGCAGCGTGAAGCCGCGGCGGCCGTGCGGGGTGGTGAGCGAGAACGACAGCCCGGCCGGCTCGCCGCCCTCATAGTGGACCGCGACCGACGCGGCGCCCGCCCGGGCGAGGATCGCCTGGCATTCGCCGACTGTCCGCGCGGCCGGGATGGTGGACGTGTAGTTGAGCGGCCGACCGCTCGTCATTCCCCTCACCTTGCCTTCGCCGGGTGGACGGCGGTGTAGCTGACGAGCTGGACCGGCGCGCGGGAGGCGGCCTGGGAGTGGGCGCCGAACGCGCCGCCGAGCATGAACGCGAACACGGCGACGGCGGCCAGCTGCTTGAGGCGGCGCATCATGTCGCACCCCGCCACGCCGACCGGAACGGGAACCGGGCGCGGCAGTCGCGGTGCTCGATCAGCGGATGGCAATCTCCGCAGTTGTCGCACCAGAACCTCTCGTGAGCCAGCGCGGTGAACAGTCGTTTGCCGCGTTCAGCGTCGCCGGGGACGTTCAGCAGGCGGGAGCCTGGCCGCTGCCAGTAGCGGTTCGCGGTCCCGCCTGACCACCGGCCGCTCATCGTGCGTACCCGGCCATCTCCTCGGCGGCGCGGCGCTCCAGCTTGGCCGCCAGCTCCGTGGCCACGTCGGCGAGCTTGCGCATCGCCTCGGCCTCCAGCAGGAGGTCGCTTTTCATGTACGGGCGGGGGTTGGCGAGGGTGAAGTGGACATCTTTGGCGATGTCGAAGTGGATGGTGCCGGTGTCGTCCGCGCCGTACCCGAAGTCGGCGGGCATGGGCTTGTAGATCGCGGTGCTGTGGGTGACGTCGGCCATTCGGGGGTCCGTTTCCGGGTCCCGGGAAGCTCGCCCGCAGGTTCTTGGCTGTACTCCTGGCTGTACCGGCACCTGCGGCTGAACGGTGTTTCCGCTGGTGGGGCGCCAGGGGATCGAACCCTGAACCCACGGGTTAAAAGCCCGTTTGGGACCCTGCCTCTAGGTTGTGCGTGTTGCGCGTACAGTGCGCAATCTACAGGCCAGGGGCATGCCGCGCAACCCAGGATTGCGCGTATTCTGCGCAACGCGCGGATTCTTGGCTGTACTCATGGCTGTACCCGCCGGGTCAGCCGCGCCTCGATCGCGTCCCGCGCGGCGTCCCGCGGCTTCTGCCGCACATGGGCGTAGGCGCGGCGGGTGAAGTCCGGCGCCGAATGCCCCATGATCTCCTGCACGTACCGGATCTCCATCCCGTCCTCCAGCAGCGCCGTCGCCAGCCCGTGCCGGTTCGCGTGCGTCCCGTACCGGTCGGCGGCCCCGGCAGCGGCGAGGATGTCCTGCCAGTCCTGCCAGTCCCGCCGCGCGTCCACCGGGTGACCGGACGGCTGGGTGAACACCAGCAGGTCCGGGCGGGCCGGCGCCATGCAGGCGGGGCAGACGAGGTCGCCGCGGCGCAGCCGCCGCCCGCAGCCGTGCGCCCAGCCCTCCCACGCCGGGTGCGCGAGCCGCTCCGCCTTCTGGTCCGTGCGCCACTGCCGCAGCGCCGCCACCGCGAACGGGGCGAGCGGGACGACGCGCCGGGACCTCGCCGACTTCGGCCGCTTCAACCGCAGCCCGCCCGAGTGGCGCATAGGGCAGCGCCGCGCGGTCAGCCCGCACGGCGCTGCCCCTCCCGGGTCACCGGAGCATCCATGCTGCCACGGCAGGCGGACGAGCTCCCACTCAACCGCCAGCTGGCCGCCGTCCAGGTCCGCGCACGGCCAGAGCATGCCGAGCGCCTCACCCTGCCGCAGGCCGGTCGCGATCGCGGTCACCCACCGCGGGCCGGTGCGCCAGTCCCCGCACTGGCGGAGGATCGCGAGGACCTCGTCCTCCGGCGGCGGCACCGGCTCGGCCGTCGAGCGCGCCGGGGCGCTGACATTGGCCACGGGGTTGCGGATCAGCCGCCCCTCGGTCACGGCGGCCTTCGCCGCCTCCGACAGCAGCCGCATCACATGCTGGACGGTCGTCGCCGACAGCCGCCCGCCGCCGCGCTGGCGCGGCTTGGCCAGCAGGTGCCGCTTGAACGCCCGCACCGCCGCCTCGTCGAAGTCCTCGTTCGACAGCCTGGTTTTCGCGAACCACGGGGCGATGTGATCCTCGGTCTTCTGCCGGTAGGACCGGTGCCAGGTCGTCGCCTCGACCTCGTCGCGGACGATCTCGTGCAGCCAGTACAGGCACCAGTCCGCCACCGTCGGCGCCCGGCCCTTCGGCAGGGTGAACCCGGCGCGGCGGCGGTCGAGGAACAGGTCCCGCTTGGCCAGCGCGCCCGCCTGGTCGCGGGCGTAGAAGTAGCGGCGGTCCCGCTTGCCGCCCTTCCAGCCCAGGTCCACGGCCACCGCCCACAGGTCCTTGCCGGGCAGGTAGTAGACCGACCCGTCGCCGTGCGGGCGGCGGCTGCCCTTGCTCACCGCTTAATCATCTCGCGGCGGCCCATCGCCGCGGAGCGGATCCCGGCGTTGAAGCCGTGCCGGAACGCGGCACGGCAGTCCCCGCGGGGGGCGGCGAGCGCCGCGGCGGCGGCGGTGGTCCCGGCGAAGGCCAGCACCATCGCCGCGTCGGCGTCGGCGGACAGGAACAGGCCGGCCAGCGACGCGGCCCACAATCCGGCGGAAGTGATCCCGGCGGCGGTGCGGCGTGCAACGGTCATGGTGCTACCTCCCAGGTGGTGCGTCATCCGCACCCGGGGATAGCGGGGAGGAGGGGCCCCGGGAATAGATACGCGGCGTCTCGTTAACACCTGCCGTTTTACGTCAGTTCCGCGCAAAACGTAACCCACGGTCATAGGAACCTTACTGTTACGCCACGTCGGCATCACTGGCCGCGGTACTCGCCCATCGCCGCGACGACCTCCGCGTACAGCTCCTGTTTCTGCGACCTGGTCAGCGACGGGTCCCGCTCGATCTCCGCCAGCTGGGCCAGCACCTCGGCCAGCTCGGGACCCTGCTCCTTACCTTCGGCGCCGCGGCGGAGGATCCCGGCGGCGGCGATGGCGTTGGGGCGGCCGGTGGCGGCGAGCTCGGCGGGGGTGACGCCGACGGCGCGGGCCATCTTCGCGATCATCACGGCGGACCCTTCGTATGGCTTGTCCTGCAGCTCGCGCTCGAAGCGGCGGCCGCGCTCGACGAGGCGCCACATGGATTCGGAGATGCCCGCCTGGCGGGCGGCGGCGCGGATGGACACCTCGCCGCGGCGCTCGCGGATCAGTTCGGCTTCGGGCGGCGGTTGAGGGAGGCCGTCGTCCATGGCTGGACCTCATCTCGGGCGTCACACGCGTATTGCGCGCAGTGCGCGTCACATGCAAGAGACGGTAACACGGCGTAGTCCGCATGTACGAGACGGGGGAGCAACATTCCCCTAACCGCCCCGCTGCACCGCGCAACAACCTTGCACATTGCGCACAATGCGCGTAATCTCACCGGCTATGAGAGATGCCCCCCAGGCCGCCGAAGCACCCCCCGGCGACGACCCTCAGTACCTCACCGTCCGGGAAGCCGCCGGCCGGCTAGCTCTCTCGCCACGGCAGATCTACGACCTGATCAAGGAAGGCGAGATCCGCGCCAAGAAGTTCGGCAGCGGCCACAAGGGCATCCGCGTGATCGCCGAGTCCCTGGACGCCTACGAGGCGAACGCACCCGAAGTCACCGGCACATGAACAAGGGCCCGGGCGGACTTCCCTGCGCCCGGGCCCTGAACGGTCCCTGCCCGGCTGTGCGAGAGCCGGGCTGACCAACAACCCCTACCCGCATTATGCACCCCGAGGAGGACCCGATGAGGGTCATCACAGTCAACGGCACCCCCACCGGCCCGATGCTCACCAGCGGCGACGTGGCACGCCTCGCAGGCGTGGACCCGAAAACGGTCACCCGGTGGGTCAGGAAGGGCAAGCTCACCGCGCAGCGCAGCGCAGGGGGCCACCGGCGTTTCAAGGCGTCCGACGTGGCCGCGCTGCTGGGCATCACCGGCGAGATCGACGTCGTCGTCACCCCCGACAGCAACAGCGACGGCGGCGCCCGGTGACCGCCCCCAGCGGCGGCGCCGGCGAGCGGGTGCACCCGGTGCCTGCCGCGTCCCTCCGCACAGGCGACCACGCCCACCTGCAACCCCACTACGTCTTCGGCCACCTCGCCGGCCACGACCCGGTCGACGTCGATGTGATCCGCCCCCCGCGGCGGATGCCGGGCGGCCGGACCTGCGCCGTCGACTGGGACGGGCCGGGGAACCTGACCGGGTCGACGGTGTTCGAGTGCACGACGCCGGTACTGGTGGACGGCGGCGCTGGCGCGGGCCAGATCGCTGAGGCTGCGCGGAACCTCGCCGAGATCGCGGACGAGATCGCCGCCCTGCGGCGCGTCATCTTCGACCACAAGAACGGACGGTGACCGCCATGACGGTCCTTTGCCCCCACTGCAGGTTCCTGTGCGAGGACACCGACACGCACTGCTACTTCTGCGGCGAAGCCATCAGCGGCGGCAAGCCGGACGGTGCGCCGTGAACCATCTGCACCCGCTCGCGCTGCTCCCCTTCTACGGCGCCGCGCTCACCCTGCTCGCCTGGTGGCTGCTGCAACGGCACGGCCTGTTCGCCCACCACCGCGGCGGCCACACCTACGCCGCCATCGCCAGCGGCAACGGCGCCGCCCGCTCCCGCCACGCCGTCACGGAGCGGCTGGCCACCGCTGAGGACTACCGGGCGGCGATCGGCGGGCTGCCGTACACGGTCCCCGGTGAGAAGGAGATCACCGACATGATCCGGGCGCTCGGCCGCGCCGACGAGCACGCCACCGGCCGCAGGCGTGCCCACGCCGCCGCCGCCCGCTTCCACGCCGCGATCGGGCAGGCGCGGGAGCGGCGGCCGCGGCTGCGGCGGATGGCGCGGCGGCTGCCGCTGCCGGTGCGGCGGTTTTGGGTCCGCTGGTATGACCGGCTGCTGCAGCCACGCGGCCGCCGCAACGCCGGGCGAGGTGCGTCATGAGCCGCCCGCGGCTGCTGGACCTGTTCTGCGGCGCGGGTGGCGCGGCGATGGGCTACCACCGCGCCGGGTTCGACGTGGTGGGCGTGGACATCGCCCCGCAGCCGCACTACCCGTTCGAGTTCCACCAGGCCGATGCGCTGAGCGTCCTGCGCTCAATGGCGTACTGGCCGAGCTTCTCCGGCGAGTTGTGGCGGCCGGCCAGCTACGACGCGCTCCATGCGAGCCCGGTCTGCAAGCGCTACAGCGTCAGCACCCCGGCGTGGGCCAGGAATTCCCATCCCAGCCAGATCCCCGAGACCCGGGCACTGCTGCAGGAAACAGGACTGCCGTGGGTGATGGAGAACGTCCCAGGCGCGCCGCTGCGCCCGGACATCAAGCTCTGCGGCTGCGCGGTCGGCCTGAACGAGATCGAGCGCGAGCGGTGGTTCGAGACCGGCGGGTGGGACTACTTCGAGTTGCGGCCGCCGTGCTACCACGCCACCTCGCCGATCACCGTCGCCGGCCATGGCGAGCCATCCGGCCCGCGGATGGCGCACGGCCTGGTCGCGCACAAAGCCGACTGGGAGCGCGCGATGGGCATCGGGTGGATGAACCGCGACGAACTGGCGCAGGCGATCCCGCCCGCCTACACCGAGCACGTCGGCGCCCAGCTCGCCGCGCACCTGACGGCGGTGACACGGTGAGCCGCCGGGCGCGCACCGCGCAGCGGAAAGCCACCCAGGCTGACCGCCGCGCCGCCCTGCAAGCCCAGCCGCAGCACACCGCCGGGGAAGGGCTGATCGTCGCCGGGGCGGAACTCCGCGCACCCGCCCACCTCGACCTGCCGTCCCGCGACCTGTACCCGGGTGACGCGTCGTTCGACCCGGACAACGTGAACCCGTGGCTGCAGCACCGCCTCAGCCTCACCGACTGGGAACTCCACCACGCGCAGCCGACGCCACCGGAGATCAGGGAGCGGATCGCCCGCTACCGCGAACGGGTAGCCGGGCGGGCAGGACTGGCGGCCGCCGCGATCGGCTTGCTGCAGGTCATCCACCACTGCCCGGACTGCGGCGGCGAACTGCAGGACGGCGCGGGCTCACTGTGGTGCGTCCCCTGCCAGCGGTACGTCGCCGACGCCGAACTAACCGAGGGGGAACCGGAATGAGCGAGACCGGCGCACTTGAGGCGGCGCTGGCGGCGCTGGCCCGCCTAGCGGACCCTACGGAGATCGCCGGGTTCGGCGACGCCACCGAACCGCACAACGACACGCCCGAGATGTGCGCCCGGCTGAAATACGCCAGGCACGCCCACGAGACCATCTCCCGCGAACTGGAGGCGCCGTGAACCCCCGGGACTTCACCGGCGGCCCGTACGGCTTCGACTGGCTCGGCGCCACCACACTCGCCCTAGCCGGCATCGTCGCCGCCGCCGCGGCCTGGGCGTCCGCCCGCGCCGTCTGGCACCTGGCATGCCGCTGGCGGCGGCGGCGACGCGACGAGCGGGAACGCCAGGCACGGCTCGCCCGGCGCCTGCTCTTCGGCTACCTCAAGTGGCGGGATGACCGCACCGGCGACATGACCGCCGTCGCCGACGCCACCCGCGAACCGAAGGCGCTGACGGATGAGCAGGACGAGGCGCTCTACGACCTCGACGTCAGCACCTGGAACGACCCGCTGGAACGCGCCGTGATCCGCGCCGTGAACGACGAGATGGAGGCCCGCGATGGATGACCTGCTCATCCGCTACAGGGCGAAGATGTTCGCCGACGACCCGGTCACCTTCAGCGCGTTCCTGCTCTTCGACGGGCCAAGGTCGGACCGGGCGCTCACCGGGTGGCTGCCGCCGTCCACCTCGATCGCCGCCATCCTGCCGGAGGCGGTCGAGCTGGAGGAGATGAGGAGGCGGCTGCGATGACCGCGGACACCAAGCCGAACGTCGTCACCGAGCCGGGCGTGTACGACGGCCTGCCCGAGCGGATCTACCACGGCGACCCCGTACCCGGCGGGTCTCTGTCCTCGACGGGAGCGCGGAAGCTGCTGCCGCCGTCGTGCCCGGCCAGGTTCCGCTACGAGCAGGACCACCCGGCCGCCCCGACCGGCGACATGGAGTTCGGCACCATCGCGCACAAAACGGTCCTCGGCTCCGGCCCTGAGATCGTCCTGGTGGACGCGAAGGACTGGCGCACCACCGCGGCGCGGGACGCCGCCAAGGCCGCACGCGAGGCCGGGCAGGTGCCGCTGCTGCTCCACGAGTTCGACCAGGTGGAGAACATGGCCGCGGCGCTGCGGGAGCACCCGGTAGCCGCCACCCTCTTCAACCCGGAGTACGGCAAAGCTGAGCAGTCCCTGTTCTGGCAGGACGAGGACACCGGCGTGTGGCGGCGGGCGCGGCTCGACTGGCTGCCCGACCCCGCTACCGGGCGGCTCATCATCGCCGACTACAAGACCTGCGCCGCCGCCGACCGCGAATCCGTGCGCAAGTCCGTCGCCCGCTACGGCTACGACCAGCAGGCCGACTTCTACACCACCGCCGCCGCGCGGTTCTTCGGCCCGGACGTGGCGTTCGTGTTCGTCTTCCAGGAGAAGACGCCGCCGTACCTGGTGTGCATCTACCAGCTCGACAGCGAGTGGATGGCCGCCGGCCACGAGAAGAACCGCCGCGCCATCGAGATCTACCACGAATGCCGCGAGACCGGCGTCTGGCCCGGCTACGCCGACGACGTCCAGCTCATCCAACCCCCGCCCTGGAGCCTCCCGTGACCACTGACATTGAACCCTCCGTGCGCCTACCCGCGCAGCCCGGCCGCATCGGCCAGGCGACCGCCGTCGAGCAGTCCCGCGCCATCGCCGAAGTGCAGGCCGCGATCGTCGTCGCCCAGCAGGTCCCCCGCGACGTCACCCGCGCCGAACGGGACATGCGCCGGTCCTGCGCGCAGAAGTCCCTCGCCGAACGGGCGTTCTTCCGCTACCCGCGCGGCAAGGAGATCGTGTCCGGCCCGTCCGTGCAGCTCGCCCGGGAACTGGCCCGCTGTTTCGGCAACGTCCAGTACGGGCTGGTGGAGCTGCGCCGCGACGACGGCTACGGCCAGTCCGAGATGCTCGCGTTCGCGTGGGACGTGCAGACCAACACCCGCTCCTCCACGACGTTCATCGTCCCGCACCGGCGCGACCGGCAGAACGGCAGCGTGCCGCTGACGGACCTGCGGGACATCTACGAGAACAACGCGAACAACGGCGCCCGCCGCCTCCGGGAGATGATTTTCGCGATTCTGCCCGGCTGGTACACCGAGGACGCCGTCGCCGCCTGCTACGCCACCCTCGCCGGCGAGGACGACGGGAAACTCCCCGACCGGATCAAGTCCGCCGTCGAAGGGTTCGCGGCGATGGGCGTCACCGCCGCGCAGCTCGAGCAGAAGCTCGGCGGGCCGCGCGCCAAGTGGACGCCGTACGACCTGGCGCAGCTGCAGGTGCTGTACCGGTCGCTGCAGCGCGGCGAGATCCGCAAGGAAGACGAGTTCCCGCAGGCAGCCAAGCCGGTCACCGTCGAAGAGATCAACAGGAACTCCCCGCCGTCTCCTCCCGTGCACCCCACGGCGGCGGGGACGCCGCCAGAACCCGCCGCAGCCGAAGCGGCGCCGGATGGCGGCAGCCCGCCCGCAGACCCCCGCCCCCCCGGGGCTGCGGGCGGGCACACCCGCCGCGGCAAAGCGACACCGCGCCAAGTCGGCCTCATCCAGCAGCGGTTCCGCGACATCGGCTTCGGCCGCGAAGACCGCGACGAACGGCTCGCGTTCACCGCCCAGATCGCCGGGCTCCCCGAAGGGCAGGAACTGGCGACCACGTCGGGACTGTCGGACACGCAGGCGCGGAAGGTGCTCGCCGCGCTCGACCCGGGGAACGACCCGCCGGTGAAGTCGCGGCAGGACATCGTCGACCTCATCCACGGGGACGGCGAAACCACATGAGGTTCGCCTACGCCGACCCGCCTTACCTTGGCTGCGGAACCAAGTTCTACGCCGATCACCCCGAAGCCGCCGAATGGGACGACATCGGCGCACACGGCGGCCTGATCGCCCTCCTCGTCACCGAGTTCCCGGACGGGTGGGCGCTGTCAGCATCGAGCACCAGCCTGCGGGCCATCTTGCCGCTTTGCCCGCCCGACGTGCGCGTCGCCGCATGGGTGAAGCCGTGGGCCGCGTTCAAGCGCAACGTCCGCGTCGCCTACACCTGGGAGCCGGTCATCCTCCGTGGTGGCCGCGCCTCATCGAAGGACGGCGCCCCGGTCACCCGCGATCACCTCGCCGAGCCGATGTCCATGCGCCGCGGGCTGACCGGGGCTAAACCCGAACGGTTCTGCCGGTGGGTGCTCGCCATGCTCGGCTACACCGACGGCGACGAGGTCGTCGACCTGTTCCCTGGAACGGGCGTCATGGGCCGGGTCGCAGCGCAAGGGCTGCTGGTGGGTGGGCCGTGATCGGGGCGACGGTTCCCGGCGGCGGCACCGGCCGCAACGGCATGGCCCTGTCCAAGCCCTACCGGTACCGCGGACGCCCCGCAGACCCGGCGGCGAAGCTGCGGGCCCCGCCGCAGGCCGAATGCGAACCGCACACGCCCCAGCCAGCCAGTTACCTCGCCTGGCACGCGTGGGCCGAGAAGATGGCCGAGACGCACAACCCCCGCCGGTGCAAGGGCTGCGGGCTGTGGCAGATATGGGAACCGAAGCCGGAAGAGCCTGAACCGGAACCGCCGCAGGACGAGTGGTGCGGCCGGTGCGGGTACCGGTACGGCTCACCCGGCCACCGCCTCGAATGCGGGGACGGCGAGGCGACGTGAAAGTTCATCTCGCCGCGGTGCCATTCAACCCCTACGATCCCGTCCCGGTCTGCGGCACCGATGCCCTGGCCGAACTTGAGATCACACCCGAGTGGCGCCGGGTCACGTGCGGGCGGTGCCTGCGCACCCGCGAGTACGCGGCCGAGCGTGAGGCTGGTGAGCGGCCGTGACCCGCACCCGGCCGCGGTCACCGCGCCCGAAAACTGCCCGGCCACCCACCTGCCCCGGCGGCTGCGGGCAGCGCGTCAAATGGGCGCTCACCGCCGCTGACCGCCACCAGGCGCTCAACCCCGACCCGCACCCCGCCGGGACGGTTGCGGCGTATTGCGACGTCCACGGCGTGTGGCACGTCCGCACCCTCAAGGCCGGGGAGGAACCCGACCGGGGCCTGACCGAACGGCGTTACCAGGTCCACTGGGCCACCTGCGCGGCTAAGGCCGGGGGGGTCAACGATGGATGAGAGCGGCGCTACCAGATGGCGGCGGAAGGTCACTGAGGCGGAACACTGCTGCTGTTCCGGTCTCCCGGCCCCTGAAATCCGCCGTGAGTGCCCTGTTCATGGCGAGCCAGAGGTGATGCTCGCCGAGGAGCAGGTGAAGCTCGCCGCTCTGCGCACCGCCGTGCAGCGCGTCCTCGACGACGAGGAGTCCGGCGAAGGCGGCTGGGGGCCGGACATCACGATGGTCGCCGTCCTGCGCGAGGCGATGGAAGCGAGCGCACCCGACGGCACCGGGGACGCCCAGTGATGGGTGAGCCTGCCCCAGTCGTCTCCTGGCCGCGCCGCGCCGCCACCGGCTGGCTCCTCCTCGGCGGCGCCGTCCTCGCCTGGGACCTCACCGCCGTAGACGACCAGACACTGTCGCACGCCTTCCGCCGCACCATCCGCTCACACCCGGCCGTCCACGCCGCCGTAGCCGCCTCCTGGGGCGTCCTGACACTCCACCTGTGGGGGTGGCTCCCACCCCGGGCGGACCCGCTGCACGGCATCCATTCGGCCCGCGACCGCATCGTCCACCGCAAACCACCCTGAACCACCTAGACGTGCGCGGCGGCCGTCAAACCGCACCACCGTCCGGGCAAGGGCGGCCCATGACCCCACTGCACACCCGGGGGAGGCCGCACCTGCGGCCGCCGCGCATCCGTCACCTGACCTATCCGCTAACGAGGAAGACGGGACTTGGTGAGTGGACTGGGTCAAGCTATCGGCCCGCTACTACCTCGACGCCGCCGTCGCGGCGCTGCCCGACGACGGCGCCGAAGTGATGTTCACCCGCGGCCTGGCTTACTGCGGTGACCAGGAGACAGGAGGTTTCGTGCCAGCCGGGATGCTGCCCGCGCTGTGCCGTCGCCGCCGGTATGAGGCGGCTGCCGGAGCGCTTGTTGCTGCCGGACTGTGGCGTCCTGCCAGGGGTGGATATCAGGTCACCCGCTGGGAGGAGTGGCAGGAGGAGCTCGACGCGATCGCGCAGCGCCGCTCAGCCGACCGGGACCGCAAACGACGCGAGCGTGAACGCGCAAAAGCGCAGCGCGGGCAGCACCCACAAGACCTGTCACGTGACACGTCACGTGACAGTGATACGGCACGTTCCATAAATAATTCCCAGGTCAGCGGTATGTCACGTGACGTGTCCGCGGACAGTCACGCCCCTATAGAGAGAAGAGAGAAGAGAGATAACCCCCCGCACCCTCCGGGTGCGCCCCCCCCGCGAAAACGCGGCACCCGCATCCCCGGCGACTTCACCGTCACACCCGACATGGTCACCTGGGCCCGCAGCGAAGTCCCCGGCGTCGACGGCCGCGCCGAAACCGCCAAGTTCATGGACTACTGGCGAGCCGCCACCGGCCGCGGCGCCACCAAACTCGACTGGACCGCCACCTGGCGCAACTGGATGCGCCGCGCCGCCGAACAGCAACCACCCCGCGGCCGCCACGTCCGCAGCGGGCAAACCGAAGACCTATTCGACCGCGCATACCAGCGCGCACAGGCAAGGGAAGACAATGACCCCGACGGAAACCGTCACCCTGACCAAATACGTCAAGGCATGCTGCCCCCAGCAGGCGATTGACGAATACACACCCGACGTCTGGCACGACCTGCTCGGCGACCTCGAGCTGGCCGACTGCCGCGCCGCGGTCGTCACCGTCACCCGCCGCCAGCCATTCTGCGCCCCCGCCGAAATCATCACCGAAGTGAAACGCGCCCGCGCCAGGCAGCACGAACACGAACGCACCGAAGCCCTCCTCCATCCGCTCCGCCTGCGCCGGGCATCCACCGACCCCCGGCCGCTGCGGTCCACCATCCGCGAGATGATTGAGGCGCAGTGGCACCGGCGGGAACTCACAGCAGGGGACCAGCAGTGACCGACACCGACGTCCAAGCGCTCGAACACGAACGCCTCCAGCGCGCACCCCAAACCGACCGGCTCACCGAACTATTCACCCAACTACTCAGCCTCATCTGGAGCGAATACACCGGCGCCATCAACCAGAACCGCAAATACGACGGGAAGAACTGGGTCCCAGCCAGATGACCGCACCGCAAAACCGCCGCATCCTATCGCCGCTGTCTCTCGCAATCAGCGCAGCCGCATTCGCCACAAGCGCCGTAATCGGCTCGCTGCTCGGCAACAACGGGACGCTCATCGGCGGCGTGGCCGGCGCCGTCGTATCCACCGGCTCAACCAGCGTCTACGAGCACCTCGCCGGCCAGGCCCACCACCTCAGCAAGCTCCGGCAGTTCGAACCCGGATGGCTCCGCGCCGCCATCACCCACATCCCCCGCAAAGTCCTGGTCACCGCCGCCACATCCGCCGCGCTCGTCACCGGCGGCGGCTACGCAGCCATCGCCGCCACCGAAACCGGAATCCTCCACAAACCCCTCTCCGCCGCCATCACCGGCCGCCACGCCACCGGAACCAGCTTCACCGGCACAACCACCACCACACCGTCCCCCCGTGCTACCCTCACGCCAGAACCAACCCCCAGCGTCACCAGCTGCGGCACCGGAGGCACCCAATGCCCGACCTCGCCACCATCGAGCAAGACATCCGCGGCGCCCTCACCGACGCAACCGACGACGTCAAACGAGTCATCGAAACCCACCTCCCCGCCCTCCTCGGCGCCGCCGCAGCTGTTGACGCCGACCCGCTAGTCCAAGCCGCCCAAGCTGCGCTCCTGCCGCCGCTGACCAGGCAGGCCATCGCCGACCTGATCACCAAAGCCGCGTCCGAATTCCCGCAGCCCGCCGCCGCGGCCGCAGGCGCCTCCGACGCGGCACTCCCGCCGTCGGCGACCGTGAACGTCGTGCCAGCCGACCCGGCAGCGGCGCCCCCAGCGGACACACCCGCAGCGCCAGACGGCACCCCGGCACCCGCCGCGCCAGCCGGGCCCACCATCGCCGGCGCCGCAACCTAGCGAACCCCATGGCCGGACGAACTCACCGCGGACCCAACGGCCGCTACGAGCGCAGCCCAGCCACCGCCGAACGCGACGCCCGGGCCGCTCAACTCCGCGCCGACGGATGGACCTACCCCGCCATCGCCGCCGCCCTCGGCTTCGCATCCAAAGGCCACGCAAACGACGCCGTCAAACGCGCACTCGCCGCCACCGTCCGCGAACCATCAGACCAGCTCCGCGCCCTCGAGCTTGAGCGACTCGACAAGATGTACCGGGCCGCGACCGGCGTACTCGAACGGCCACACGTCACGGTGTCGCAAGGCCGGGTCGTCGTCATGCCCGGCCAGGACGGCGGCGAGGTACCCGTTCCCGACGACGCTCCCGTGCTCACCGCGATCGACCGGCTGCTGAAAGTCCAGGAGCGGCGGGCGAAGCTGCTTGGCCTGGATGCGCCGTTGAAGGTGGACGTCAGCGATGAGACCGACCGCGAGATCCGTCAGCTTGCCGAGCGGCTGGGAGCGGTGGAACCTGCCGGAGAAGCAGAAGCTCCTCGACACGCTGAAACGCGCTGAGGCGGCGCGTGCGCCCAAGGATCCGGCGGGGTGGGCCGCGTACCGGGGGATCCACTTCTGGTCCGCGCAGCAGGCGATAGCGGCGTCGGTGGAGGCCAGCAAGCGCACCGTGGTCCGCGCCGGGCACTCCGTCGGCAAGTCCTACGAGGCGGCGGTCCTTACCTGCTGGTGGACCGACACCCATCCCGGCGGGATCGTCGTCACCACCGCCCCGTCCGTCCACCAGGTCCACGGCATCTTGTGGGAGGAGATCCGCGCCCTCCACAAGCAGCTCAAACTCTCCGGCCGGGCGATGCTGTCGGACGAGTGGCGCGTCGGCGACCGGCTGGTGGCGTTCGGGCGGAAACCGCCGGACGCGGCGAAAGGCTCCGACTTCGACCCGTCGACGTTCCAGGGCTTCCACCGCGCCGGCGGTGTCCTCGTGATACTCGACGAGGCCGGTGGCATCCCGGAGTGGCTGTGGAACGCCGCGGAGACGATCACCACGTCGGACAACTCCCGCATCCTGGCGATCGGGAACCCGGACAACCCCGGCAGCCACTTCGCCAAGGTCTGCACACCCGGCCACCCCGGCTGGGCGCAGCACAAGATCAGCGTGTTCGACAGCCCCAACTTCACCGGCGAGAACGTCCCGGCCGAGGTCGCGGCCGCGCTCGTCACCCAGCTGTGGGAGGCGGAACGCCGCGAGGAGTGGGGCGAAGACAACCCCCTGTACATCAGCAAGGTCCTCGCCGACTTCCCCTCCGACCACCCGAACCAGGTCGTCCCCGCCTCGGCGCTCGCCGCGTGCTGGATACCGGAGCCCCGGTCGCCGACCGAGCTCGTCCCCGTCGAGCTGGGCGTCGACGTCGGCGGCGGCGGCGACCTGACCGTGATCCGCGAACGGTGCGGGCTGCGGGCGGGGCGGCGGTGGGCGCAGCGGACCCCGGAACCGGAGCAGGCCGCCCTCCTCGTCCTGCACGCCATCCACGAGACGGGCGCCACGTCGGTGAAGGTGGATGCGATCGGTGTCGGCTGGGGCCTGGCGGGGGAGCTGCGGAACATGGGCCGCCGCGGCGACCACCACGCCCGCATCCACGTGGTGAACGTCGCGGAGAAAGCCAGCGATCCGGCGAAGTACGCGAACCTGCGGGCTCAACTCTGGTTCGAGATCGGCCGCCTCGGGTCGCAGCGGCGCGAGTGGGACCTGTCTGTGATGGAGGCGGCGGACGTGACGAACGGGCAGCTGCTCATGCCCCGCTGGGACCCGGACGTAAAGGGCCGGGTCCAGGTCGAGCCCAAGGATGATATCCGGGCGAGGACGGGCGGCGGGTCGCCGGACGATGCGGACGCTTTGCTGCTGGCGTTCCATGTGCCCCGCAGCGCGACGCAGGATTACTTCGACCAGCTCGCCGGGGTGAACGGCAACGGCCACCGCCGCTAGCCTGTCATGCATGAGAGACACCCCAGGCGACGCCACCGAGAACGCCACGGAAGAGGCCATCACGGTCCCGCCAGCGGTGTGGACGGAGCTTCCCGGCACCGGCGCCGAGATCCTGATCCCAGGCGACCGCGCCACCAACCTCGTCTACCGGCGCAAGGCGCTGCTGCTGCGCGCAGGGCCGGTAGCGGGAATGTAGCTCGCTGACGTGCCTGTACGCACTTGTGCGCGCGGGTGTGGCATCCTAGCCGGTAACTCATCCCCACCCCGGGAGCCTGGTTGTCGAACACACGGCATCTCCCCAACGGCCGCGTACCCCCGGCGCTCACCCGCGACGGTGCTGGCCGTGAGCCGCCGGCGGAGGCGGCGCAGCAGAACCTGATCGGCCTCCTCGTGGAGGCGTTCGGGCAGGTCCTCGGGCAGCAGCCGTGGCATCCGGCGTGCCTGCACTGCGTGAACGCCCACAAGCAGGCGGCGGCGGCGCTCGCTGAGGATGGCGGCGGGAATGTGGATCAGGGGCGGCTGCCGGAGATCGCGCAGGCCATCACGTGGGCGCCTACGCAGGCAAGGGGGGCGATGGTGACGGTGCCGGTGTGCTACGGCCATTATCAGCCGGGGCCGGGGCAGCGTGCGACTGGGCTGGTGGCCCCGTCCGGCCAGCCGATCGTCGCCAGGCGGTAAGACCACATGGGCAGCATCGCCGTAGACAACCGGGACACGGTGATCGACTGGTTCCCTGACTACCCGGAAGCTGAGCGCAGCCGCAGGCCGGTCGGGGACTGCCCGCACACGTGCCAGCACCGCCTGACCAAGGTCGTCGGCTGGGGTCCGAGCCTGAAGCACTATGAACTGCACATCTGCCAGGACGCATGCCAGGGCAACTGCCGGGGCTGGATGGCGGGAACCGGTGCGAGCAGCTACGAGCTGCACTGCCGGATCGCCTGGAAGCTGCTGTCGTGAGCCGCCGGAGCGCGCGTAACCGGCGCCGCGCCGCGTTCCAGGTCAACCAGCAAGCGGTCAAACAGGGCCGCCCGCCGCCGGGTGGGGTGACGTTCACCGCTGACCAGATGTCCGCCCTCCTCCAGTTGCAGCAGGGGAACACGCGGGCGAAGCCGATGCCGCGGCCGGACCAGTGGGCCGAAGCCCCGTTCGGCCCGTCCCGCCCCCTCGTCCCCGCGCCCATCAACATTCCGCGGCCGGACACGCAGCGCGCCGAACCACGCCTGTTCGAATACCCGGTGGCGTGGAACATCCAGATCGACAACACCCGCCGCCACGTGCCCTGGCGCACCCTGCAGGAGGCGGCGGACATGCCCTTGTTTAGAAAATGCATCAAGAGGCGGAAAGGGATCTGCCAGCTCGGCTACACGGTCACCGTCGACCCCAAAGCCGTCGCACGGGAAGCCGCGCTCACCGACCAGCCGGAGAAAGACGTCGAGTCGGCGATCCGGAAGAAGTACACCGCGGAGATCGCCCGCGTCTCGGACTGGCTGTCCGTGCCGGACCGCAAGAACGGCTACGACTGGCCCGCGTGGACGTCGCTGATCATGGAGAACTACCTGAAGTACGACGCGGTCGCGGTGTACCCGAGGCAGACGTTCGGCGGTGACCTGTTCGCCCTCGAGGTGATCGACGGGAAGACGATCAAACCGCTGCTCGACGAGTACGGCGGCCGCCCCCTGCCGCCATTCCCCGCCTACCAGCAGATCCTGTACGGCTTCCCCCGCGGCGAGTTCACCGCCACGATGGCGGACCCCGACCAGCCCGGCAGCGTCCCCGGAGGCCTGGCCGCGGATCAGCTGCTGTATAAGCGCAGGGAGATCCGCTCCGAGACTCCTTACGGCTTCTCGGACACGGAGCTGGCCCTGGTCGACGGGCTGCTGTGGACGAGGCGGCTGGGGTGGATCACTGCGGAGTACACCGAGGGTGTGCAGCCGGAGTCGTTCTTGAAGAACAACGGTGAGGTGGACTGGACGCCGCAGCAGGTCGAGGACTACGCCCGCTGGCTGAACGACCGGCTGTCGGGGAACACGGCGGAGCGGATGCGGTGGCAGATGCTGCCGCCGGGGGTTGAGCCGGTGCAGTCGGCGACGGACGCGGAGCGGTACAAGCCGGATTACGACATGTTCATCATCAAGCTGGTCGCCGGTGATTTCGGCCTGACGGCGACGGAGCTGGGGTTCCCCGAGGTCGGCTCGCTGGGCGCGTCCTTCCATGAGGGTGAAGAAGATGTGTTGCAGAGAGTGACCCGCCGCCCGGACGCGCAGTGGCTTGCCTCGATCGCCACCGAGCTGGCGGTGTCGCAGCTGGGGATGCCGGATGAGCTGCAGGTCACCATCCTGGGCCTGGAGTCGGAGGATGAGGCGGCGGCGGACGCGGTCGCCGACGCCCAGGTGCGGGGCGGGCGGGCGACGTTGAATGAGGACCGGGCGCGGCGGGGGGAGCCGCCGTACCAGTTCGCTGAGGCGGACATGCCGATGCTGGAGCTGTCGCGGGGTGTCGTGTTCCTCGAGGGCGCCAGTCAGACGGCGCCGCCGGGGATGCTGATCGAACCGCCGCAGGCGCCGCCCGCCGGTGCGCAGCTACCCGCCGGGAACCAGGACGAGGAAGACGGCGAGGAGCCGCCTGCCCGCAAGCCGCCGCAGCAGCAGCCGCCGACGGTGAAAGCTGAGCTGGGCGCGCTGCGGTCGTATCTGCGGAAGGGCACCCGGCGGCCGTTCGAATGCCAGGCCCTCACCCCAGCCATCCTCAAGGTGGTCGCGCCGGACCTGGCCGGGCATCCGCGGGTGACGTTCAAGGCCGGTGACGCCCCAAAAGCGCGGGCGCCGGGGGCGCGTGGCCTGGCTGGGACCGGGACCAGGACCTGACCGCCATGTACGCGACGCAGATCCGCGGTGAGCTGACCGGGGCGATTGACACGGGGGCGCTGGCGGAGGCGTGGGCGGCGCTGCACCCGGGGGCGCTGAAAGCGGGCGGCCCGGGGGAGCGGTCGTTCCTGCAACGCGCGCTCGACGCGCTCTCCGCCGCGCTGCAGCGTGTTCTGCAGCGGCTGTGGCCGGAAGCGTGGGTACTCGGCCAGCAGTCCGCACATGCGCTCTCAACCGGCAGCGAGGTGGACTGGGCGGGGTGGAAGCCCGGTGACTGGGAGGCGGCCGCCCAGGTCGCCGGTGACGGGTTGCAGCGCCTCCTCGACGAGGCGGACGTGCGGATCAAGTCGATCGCCGCCGACCGGGTGGGCGAGCTTGCGGACGTGCTCGCCGTCTACATCGGGTCGGATGTGGCGCACCGGCCGCCGTTGCCGGAGCCTTTGCCGCCGCAGCATTCCGTTGGCGACCTGGCGGACGCCCTGCACGACGTGCTCGACAACCCGTCGCGGGCCGAGCTGGTCGCCGTGACCGAGATAGCGCGGGCGCAGAGCGCGGCAGCGCTCGACACCTACCGGCAGATGGGCGTCCTTGAAGAGGAGATTTCGACTGCGGACGACGCCAGGGTGTGCCCCATCTGCGACGCGGCGGCGGCGGCTGGCCCGAAGCCCATTGGGACGTACGTCCTGCCGCTGCATCCCCGCTGCCGCTGCGCGAGGGTGAGTGTCCTGGCGGCCCGTTCGGAACTGGCTGCAGCACGTGCTCGTGAGGCGGTGCCAGCGTGACCGAGATCCCCGCGACTATGACGGAACCCTGCGACTATGCAGACGACACAGACGAGCAGCGTCTCACCGCCATTGACCTGATAATCACCGGACGGTGCACAGGTCAATGCCTGACGGCCTGCGACGAGGAGTGCACCTGCCGATGCAAGGGCAAGTGGCACGGCGCGCTGCTCAATGCCCCGGTGACCGACGACCGGCCCGCATCAGACATACAGGCCGCGAGGCTTGAGTATCGCGCCCTCCGCCTGGAACGTCAGCGGCGAGCAATGGCAGCCATCCGCGCGCGCAAGCAGGAGCGAGAGATCGAAGCCGACATCTGGCGCGCCTGGGAAGTGCGGGGTCTCTACGGGGCGCGGCGCGCTAGGAGGATGACCCTCGCACAGCTCGCCAGCGCTTCCGGAGTGGCACCCGAGCAGATCAGCAGGGCCGAGAAGTACGGCAACAGGCTGGGCCTGGAAAACTGGCTGCATGTACTCGATGCGCTCGGGCTCGACCGCGCCGTCGAAACGCTCCAGCCAGCGCTACTCCCGTCCCGGCCCGCAAAGATCGCTGACGGCAGGTCGGACCCATCAAGTTACGCCACAGCACGCAGGGACGACGCATCGTGAACGTCCTCAAGCTGTTCTTCGGCTGGCCCGGCGGCGGCACCTGGTCCAACCTCCTCGCCTCCGCCGAGTGGCTCGCCGTCGGAGCCGGGGGCGTGTGGCTGTTCCGCGACCGCATCGGCCGCAAAGCCGCCGCCTGGTGGCACAAGCATCATCACGAGCACGCCATCGCCGCCCACTTGGAGGCGCTGCGGCGGCACGAGGAAGCGATGAAGGAGGCCGGTGATGCGGGTGACCGTTGAAGACGGCAAAGTGACCATCGAAGACGGCGCGGCGAAGAGCACTTGGGACGGGCAGGGTGTCGCCGGGGTCGTGGTGAAGGCCGACGCTGAGCGGAGATTCACCCTGACCGTGGCGTATCCGGTGGACCGGCCGGACGTCACCGTTGCACAGGACGGTTACCGCGACTTCGCGTCGAAGCAGGCCGTTGAGGACGCGGCGTGGTCGTTCATGCAGTCCCCGGCGATCGGGCTGTGGCACGAGGATGGCACCGACGGCGCCGGGACCGTGTGCGAGTCCTACATCTACCGGGGCCCGGACTGGACGGTGAAGGCGTCCGACGGCAGCGAGCAGGTCATCAAGGACGGCTACTGGATGCTCGGCGTCCTGTGGTCGGAGGACACGTGGCCGCTGGTCAAGAACGGCGACATCGGCGGCGTGTCGATGCAGGGGAAGGCGCGGCGGCGGATGCCGACCGCGGAGGCTCTCGCTGGACTGAGGAGCTAGCTATGGCCACGACGAAGACGAGGCCGAAGGCCAAGGCCAGCGGTCCTGACAGCGGCGAGCCCGGCGAGGAGATCACTGAACTTGAGTCGATCGAGCCGAGCCGCGTCGACGGGGTGAAGGCCGCGGCCAGTGGCTTCCCGATCCTGATGCTCAAGTCGCTTGCCAAGGCGGACGGCGACGGTGAGGATGGGCCGACGCATGGGGCGTTCAGCGGCACCCATTCCCACCCGCACGACGCGAACGGCGCCCAGGGTGAGGATGACACCCACGACCATTCCCACAGCCACGATGGGGACGGCGACCACAGCCACGCCCACAGCGGCGGCGCCAAGTCCGCCGCGTGGCATCCCGCCGCCGCGCAACTGGTGAAGCTCGCCGCCGCGGCGCCCGCCATCCCGCGGGATGTCCTGTTCAAGGCGGTCGCCGCTGACGGGTCGGTGGATGAGCAGCCTGACATCGACGGGGGGAAGCAGGCCATCGCCCTGATAGCGAAGCTGATCGGCTACGAGGCGGACGAGCTGGCGGCGGGGTGTTTCGATGAGGTGTTCGACATCGGCCTGCTGTGCCAGGCGGTGTCGGCGCTGAAGTGCTGGCTGGCGGGGGAGCAGGACGAGGACGGCCAGGACGGCGACGACATGATGCCGCTCATGGCCGCGGTCGCCATGTCCGCCGCGGAGCCGTGGGTGTACGAGCCGGACGACGTGGCGAAGGACAACCGTGAGTTCTCGGCGGCCGACCGGAAGAAGCACGCCGAGGCGGGCAACGCCCTCCCGGACGGGTCGTACCCGATCCCGGACAAGGACGCGCTGCGGCGGGCCGCTGTTCTCGCCCGGTCGAAGCACGGCAACTGGCAGGCGGCGCGCAGGCTGATCGCCCGCCGTGCGAAGGAACTCGGCGTGGCGAACCCGCTCGACAGCGGCGACGGCAAGGACGGCGGCAGCTCGAAGAGCGTTGTTGCGGAAGGGACACCGGCTGTGGATACTGTGACCCAGGGAGACCAGCTTGCCAAGCTGGCCACCGACGTGGAGACCCTCACAAAGGCCCTCCAAGCCTCAGAGGAACGCGCTAAGACGTTCGAGGCGGAGCTGGCGAAGGTGAAGGCGACACCGATACCCGGCGGACCCGTCATGTCCGTGGCACGGCCGCACCAGGCCGCCACCGACGAGCACGCCGCCAAAGCCGCGTACTTCGAGCAGATGGCTAACTCCGTGGCCAATCCTGCCGACGCGGACGGTTACCGCCAGCTCGCCGCTCAGGAAAAAGCCAAAGCCACGCAGGCCACATAGGCCGCCGCCTGGGCAGGCGCCCGATCCTCTTGTGAGGCACGCATGCCCAGCACCGCTGAACTGTTCGGCGGCCACCGCGGCCACTACCGCTCCGGCGGACCGGTCACCCCGGAATACACCGGCGCCCGGATCCAGGAGCAGTTCGAGCTCTACAAGGAAGCTCTCGCGAAGTCCCACGGACGGCACGACGAGGGCGTGGACATCTTCATCCCCGGTGAGGGGGTGCGGAAGAACGCCCGGCCGCCGAAGGACCAGCTCGCCAAGCGGCTGTCGGTGATCGACACCCTGACGAAGTCGCTGACGGCGGACCAGCTCACCGCGCTGCAGTCCGACCTCGACTCGTTCAAGGCCGACGTCGCGAAGGACTGGAACCAGGCGTACCCGGAGACCGGCGGCTACAACACGCAGCTCGCCCCCTACAACCTGGAAGAGCCGGCGAAGCTGCTGGTCCCGAGGCAGACGCCGCTGCGGAACGCGGTGCCCCGGGACAACACCGGCAAGGGCTCGGCGCTGCAGTTCCGGCGGATCCTCGGCTGGTCGAACATGAACGTCGGCGGCGTCGCCGACCAGGCGCCGTTCCTCAGCTCCGAGTTCCCCGCCAGCCAGGGGATCGCGCTGCCGCAGTTCGGCGGCCAGTCCACCACTGCCGGCGGCGTGTCCGGTTCGACCGGTGTGCCGCTGCGCCGCGGCCAGAAAATCAACTACGCCGCGGACTCGAAGAACATCGCCTACACCGAACTGTCCCTCAGCGACTCCGTGTCGTGGAAGGCGCAGTACATCGGGCAGGGCTTCCAGGACATAAGGCAGCTGTCGCACACCGCCACCTTGTGGGCGCACATGCTCGGCGAAGAGAAAGCGCTGCTCTACTCGCGGGGGGCTTCGGGGAACAACTACAAGGGACCCATCACACCGCCGTCCACCGCGACCACGTCGACCACCGCGACCTCGGGCGGCACGATCCCCGCGGGCACGTACACGATCTTCGTGACCGCTGTCGGCGGCTGGGGCGAATCCGCTCCGTCACCCACCCAGACTCAGGCGACCACCGGCGCGGCCAGCACCATCACGATCGCGACCTGGCCGGCCATGCCCGCGGGGGCGTGGGGCTTCAACGTCTACATGGGCACCGGCACGCCCTACAACTTCCAGACGTTCATCCCCGCCGGATCCCCCAGCCTGCTGCCGAACGGCCTCGTTCTCACCTCGTTCAACTCCACGTCGGGAACGCTGGCCAGCAACGCCGCTGACAGCTCAGCGAACGTCAACGGCTACGACGGGTTCCTCACCGTCCTCACCGACCCCGCGCAGTCCGGCTACGTCGCCACCTACGCCGCCGCCGCCACCGCGGCCAACAGCGTCAACTCGATCGCCGGGCTCGGCCAGTCCGGCGCGCCTCCGCAGGGCGACACGCCGTGGCAGACCATGTTCAAGGCCCTGTACGGCGCCGGGATCGAGCCCGGGAACTACGCCCAGGCCGGGACCGCGACCGCCTACGGGCAGAAGCTCCTCGCCGAACCGGACGTCGTCTACGTCGACGGGGCGATCCGGTCGGCGCTGGGCACGTTCGTCGAGCACGGCGGCACGTCCGGCGGCACCGGCAACCCCGGCGCCTACCGCATCCAGATCAGCGAGGATTCGGTGTCGGGAGTCACCCTCGGGTCGGTGGTGACCGGCATGGTCAACCAGGCCACCGGGAAGATGACCGACCTCGACGTCCACCCGTACATGCCGGTCGGCCTGTCGTTCGCCTGGTCGAAGACGCTGCCCGTCCCCGACAGCGAGGTGGCGAACACGTTCGCGGTCAACAACGTGGTCGACTACATCGGCTACGACTGGCCCGACATCCAGTTCACCTACGACTTCTCCACCTACCAGCTCGGGACGTTCGTGCCGTACGCCCCGGCCTGGTCCGCCGCGATCGCCGGCCTGCAGGCGTGATGGCTGCGTTCTCCGGGACGACGACCGCGTTCCAGAACATGCCGGCCCTGTCGTTCGCGTGGGACGGCGCGGCGGTGCCTGCGCTGACCGTGAAAGAGGTCAGCGACGGCAGCACCGCGGCTGTCATCACCGGGCAGGCGCTCGCCCGGGCGGCGTCGGCCCCGGCCGCGCTGCTGGCCGCAGCCGCGCCTGCCGGCCAGAACCCGAGGGAGGCGCTCCTGTGGTAAGGCCGAAGATCAGCGACCACGTCACCACGCCGCCGGGGACCGCGAACTCGATCCAGGGCACCGCCGTCCTCGGCTACAGCGGCAGCGACGCGGTGTCCCACCCGGTCATCACGTGGGTGACCAGGTGACACGGGTGATCCTGGGGGCGAACATCGCCCAGGTCGACGCGCCGTCGGGGATCCGGTACACGGCCGGGTCCGGTGGCGGCCTGTTCGAGACGGCCCCGCGGGACGCGAAAGCGATCGTGGCGGCCGGTGGTGCGATCGCGTCGCTCGCGGGGACCGCCAGGCGCGGCACGGGCTACCGGTGCGCCGCGTGCGGGTTCGGGTCGTACCTGCGCAGGTGCGGCCGGTGCGGCGGTGACTGCGACCGTGAATAGGGTCATCCGGGTCACCCGCGTCCCCCCGCGCCACCATCTGGCCGCGGCCGCGACCCCTCATCCCGCGGCCGCGGTCCCGGCGCCCCGCTTCGAGGACCACCCGTCGCGCCGCTGCTCGTGCGGGCGCCCGGTTGTCCGCGTCGCGAAGACGGCGGCGGGGGTGCCGGGCCGGTGGCGGTCGGGCTGCGCGGAGCACTCCACCGGCCGGAAGGGGTGACCCGCGGTGACGATGCCGGTGCTGGTCCCGCCGCCGGTTCAGCCGCTGACGCAGCCGTACCTGACGGCGGCGCAGTTCCGCGCGTACCCGACGTGGCTTGACCTCGACAACCTCGTCCCCGGCGGCGCGGCCGCGCTGCAGGACGACGTGCTGACGGACGCGCTGCTGGCCGCTAGCCAGTGGGCGTGCAACCCGGGCGGCGGCCCCGGCGGGCTGATGCGCCTCGACGCGCACCTGGTGGCCGGGGAGAACTCCCGCACCCGCTCCGGCCGCACCGGCCGCATCTTCGTCAAACCGCGGGACATCCCTGTCCGCGGCATCGTGTCCCTGTCCTACGGCGCCGGGCCGGACATGATGACCTCCCTCGGCCTGCCCGCGCCGTCGATGTGGGTGGAGGACGGGCGGGAGGTGTCGTTCACCCCCGGCGGCGGCCTCGGCTTCACCGGCCCGCCGCTGCAGTTCGGCGCGGCGCCGTCGCCGTGGCAGCAGACCTACGTCACCTGGTCGTATGTGGCCGGGTACCCCTCGACGGCGATCACGGCGCCGCTGACCGGCGGCACGTCCACGTCGGCGACGCTGGCCGGCGCGACGGGGGTGCTGCCCGGTGACGTGCTCCGCATGTACGACGACGTGAACGGCTCCGAAGCGCTCACCGTGGCCAGCACCTACACCCCGGCCAGCCCGGTCATCCCGCCGCCGCCGACGGCCGTGCCGCTCGCCGCGCCGCCCGCGAACAGCCACCCATCCGGCACCGGGATCACCGGGATGCCCCGCGACATCCTCCAGGCGGTCATTGCCTACACCGTCGCCCTCCTCATGCGCGAAGATGTCTCGCAGGAAGCCCCTACCGGGTTCGGCCCGGCGGCGCGGCAGGCTGTGACCGGCGGTCAGCGCGGAGGCGCCGCGTCCGGGCTGATCCAGGACGCCGAACGCTGGCTCGCCCCATACCGGCCTACGTACAGGTGATGCGCGATGGCTGGGGACAGGCAACTGGTCCGCGAGGCCGTCGCGGCGTACTTCGGCGGCACCCTGCAGACCTCCGACGCCGGGATCTACTACCAGGGCGGCCCCCTCGTCAGCAGCGGGCTGGGGACGGCGTACCCGTACCCGGTGAAAGGCGTCCCCGACGGCTACTACACCGAGGGCATGGCCGAAGGCGCCGGGTGGGGTGCGGTGATGGACGTGACGACCGGCCCCGTGAAGATCACCCGGCAGGCGATCGGCGGCCCCGTGTCCGGGTGGCGGGTGCGCAGGTACGAGACACGCTGCGGCCTCTTCGTGCTCAGCGAGGAACCGCACCTGGAAACCACCGCCCTCGGCCTCGACGGGCTGATCGACGCGCTGCTGAACCTCATCTACGCCGACCGGACCCTCGGCACCACCACCGGCCAGTACACGACCGGCAGGCTGATCGAGCAGGCCGGGGAAGGCACCTACGGCATCGAGGTCACCGAACCCGAATGGGAAGTGGACAAGGACCGCGGCCGCTCCTACGGCCACGCCGTGGTCACCTTCCAAGCCGACACCTACGTCATCGCCTAGGAGGCGCGCAGTGGGCAAGTGGATGTACGCGGGCCCGGGGCCCGGCCGGGTGTACCCGTACCCGCCGTGGATGGGCCTCACTGTCGCGCCCGGGGATGTGCGGGACTTCGGCGACGGGCCGCCGGACGACGGCTGCTGGTTCCCCGCGGACCCGGCCCCGCAGGCCGCCTCAGCCGCGCCAGCAGCCGCGCAGGCGGCGGCTAAGGAACCACCCGCGGCGGCCGTTCCCGCGGCGCCTGCGAAGCCCGAGGGGAGCGCCTGATGCCTATCCCTGCCGCTGTGTTCCCGGTACCGGAGAGGTACGTCGGCGTCACCCGCGAGCTGACCCCCGGCACCATCCCCGCCGCGATCACGCGGGTGATCCCGCAAACCCAGTTCAAACCGGCCGACAAGCCGCTGTGGCTCGACGACAAGGCGCTGCGGGCGTCGATGGGCAGCACCTACGACGTGCAGCAGGGCCCGTACTGGACGGAGTTCCAGCTCGACGGGCCCGTCTACGGCGACGCGATCGGCGACGAGCTGTACAACATCCTCGGCGACTACACGCAGACCGCGACCGCCGGCGGGACGACCACCACGACGTCCGGGTCGAACCCCGCTGGGGCGGTGGTGCTGAACGTCACGTCCGGGACGTCGTTCACGTCGGGGATGTGGATCTGGATCGAGGACTCCACCGGCGGCGGCGAGATCGTGCAGGCGTCCGCGGCCGGGTCGTCCGGGTCGATCCCGATCGCGAACACCCCTTTGCGCTACACCCACGCCGCCGCGGTCGCCGTCGCGAACGTGTCCGCCACAAACCCGGTCGTGAACACGTTCAACCTGCTCAACTCGACCGCCAACACGGCGCTCGGCGGCGGGGTGCAGTGGGCGGGGCAGCCGCCCACGCACACGTTCACCGACCGGACGAACGTCCCCGCGGTGGGGAAGGCGCGGCAGTACGCGATGGCGGTGTGCACAGACCTGGTGCTCACCGGCAACGCGAGCGGCCTGTTCACCAAGACCGCGAAATACATGAGCTTCGTCGGGCAGATCCCCGGGTCGCCGCCGTCGCAGCCCGCGTTCTCCACCGTCCGCGCCACCCCCGCGTGGCGGTCGCAGGTCGCCGTCGGCGGCAACGTCGGCGCGGCGCAGCGCAACGAGATCGCCGAATGGCAGCTCACCTTCACCCGCAAAGCGAAGGCGTACCCCACCGCCGACGGCAGCCAGAACCCGTTCATCATCGCCCGCGGCGAGCTGACCATGGGCGGGAAGCTCACCTACTCCCCGGCGGTGGACGAGTCGGCGCTGCTGGCGATGCTCGGCAACACCCAGCCGCAGGTGCAGATCCTCATCTCCAACGGACTCGCCGGGGCGAACCTCGTGTCGCTGCAGCTGGACATGCCGGTGTCGGCGTTCAAGGTCGCCGACCTCGACGACGCGAACGAGCTGTTCGGCTACACCGCCGACTACGAGCCGGTCAATGTGACCGGCACCGCCGGCGGGGTCGTGATGACGCCGCAGTCCGGCGGCTACTCGCCGGTGAAAGCGACCTTGACCAACGGAGTGCAGCTCTACTAACGCAGGGAAGGCAGTGGCATGCCAGCAGTGAGAACAGACCTCGGCAATGGGGACTGGGCGGAGATCCGCCCCGCCTCGGAGCTCCTCGCGGGCGACAAGGACGCGTGGGACGAGGCGATGCTGATCGACTTCACGATGGACCCGGAGACGGGGCAGCCGTCCGGCCGCCAGCGGGTGTCGCTGGGGATGATGAACCGGCAGCGCGACATCCTCCTGTCGCGGGTGACCGTCGCCTGGTCGCTGCCGCTGCCGCTCCCCGCCGACGACCCGTCGGCGGGGGAGGACGGTGAGCCGCTGTTCGCGGAGTCGCTGAAGAAGGTGCCGCTGGCGGCGTTCCAGGCGCTGGAGGCGGCGGTGAAACCGCACATGGCGGCGCTGCGCGGCGGGCCGGACCCAAAAGAGGCGACTACGTCGCCCTCAAGCAATGGCTCGAAGGGTCCCCCCGGGCGAAGCTCCCGCCCGGCCTCACACCACGGGGGGCGCGGCAGATCCTCAACCTGATCAACTACGGGCTGACGCCGGGCCAGTCGGCGGCGCTGCCGCTGGAGGTGGGCACGTGGCTGGCGCCGGTGCACGTGGCGCTGAACGAGGCGCAGAAACCGAAAAAGTAGGGAGGCGCGGGTGGCGGGCGTCGAGGACGCGGTGGTGCGGCTGCGGTCGCGTTCGGCCCGCGCACCCGAGGGCGCCCGGGCGGCGGCGGACGCGATGGCGCAGGCGTTCACCCGCGGGGTCAGCGAGAACGAGCTGCGCCGCTACACCCACTCGCCCGGCACCTCCACGACGTCGCCGCCCGGCCAGCCGCCCGCGCTGGTGACCGGCACCCTGCGCCGGTCGATCCGCGTCACCCCCGCCGCGGGAGGGCCGGAGCGGTGGACGTCGTCGGTGCGGCCGACCGTCGTGTACGCGCGGATCCAGGAGAAAGGCGGCGACATCTACCCCGTCCGCGCCAAGATGCTGCGGTTCGCCGTCGACGGGCAGGCCCGCTTCGCGAAACACGTCCACCTCCCCGCCCGGCCGTACATGGCCCCCGCTGCGGAGCGGATGAAAGCGGACGGGTCGCTGCGCCGCGCCGCCCAGGCTGCGTTCGACGAGGTGGTGGGCCGTGGCCGATGAAGACATCGTCCAGCGGTTCATCGCCGAAGTCGCCGGCTACATCGGCCCGATGGCTGAGGCGATCGCCGCCGTCAAGGACTTCGCGGACCACAACGTCGCGGCGACCGCCGTCCTCGACTCGATGCGCGACCACATGATCGAAGACGGCGCCGCCGCGCGGGAGATGGCAGGCGATATCCGCAAACTCCGCGACGACCTCCTCACCCAGGCCGCCGCCGCCCGCGCCGCCGCCGACGAGGACAAGAAGCTGCGCGACGCCCAGGCCGTCACCGCCGCCGCGGCCAGCGCGTCCGGCAATGCCGCGGGCAAGAGCGGCGGGGCGTGGAAGACGTGGGCCGCTGTGCTCACCCCGATGCTGCCCCTGGTCGCCGGGCTCGGCGGGGCGTTCATCGGCGCCGGGGCCGGGATCGCCGCGTTCGGCGCCGTCGCCGGCCCCGTGATCAAGAACGCGGTGTCGGCGACGAGTTCCCTGGTCACCGCGAACCAGTCGTTCGACAACTCCGCCGCCCTCGTCCACACCGCCATCACCACCAACTCGGCCGACCTGGCGAAGGCCACGGCGGCGATGAAGGGCCTCACCGGCCCGCAGCAGCAGGTTGAGCAGCTGCTGGGGCAGCAGGGCACCCGCTGGCAGGACCTCACCGGCGCGCAGCAGAACGCCGCGGTGTCGCTGGAGCAGAACAAGAAAGCCGTGTCCGCGATGCTGCCCGCCCAGCAGGCCGCGTTGAAACA